TTTTTTATTCGTCAGTAGCTAAGACAACACCACTAGCTGCTCCAGCACCTGTTGCTCCGCTGGCTGCTATTAGTTTCTGTTTAGCTGCTTTGGCTCTAGCAATGTCAGCCTTAGTAACCTCTGGCGTTGCTTCCAGTAAAGCCCTTTTTGTATAGGCTTCTGGCGTTTCCTTCGCTTGTTTCTTGACACCTGTAGTTCTTTCAGTCTCTTTTATAGCTTGCTGTACCTTTCTAGGCGTAGCTTTTTTCTTGATCTGTTTATTGTTATACTTAGCGCCTGTTTTATAGGAAGACTCAATCAAAGGAGATGCAGTAATTAAGCCGTGTCCTCCTACGGGGTTAAGGCCAAACATGTCGTGTCCGTCACTTAACATTGTGTACATTTTTTCCTTGTTAGGATCAACTACAACAAAGGCATTCATTCCTCCTAGCTCTTGTTGTCTTGAAGTATACGATTGCTGCGTAACTAAGTAACCATCAGGGTCTTTGATGTCTGCTAAGTTTCTACCGCCTACAGCGTTACCTGCTTCGTCGCTAACTCTAGCCATCTTAATTGCTTTAGTGTCTAACAGTTTGTTAAACGAATCCAGAACTCTTTGTTCACCTGATTGTAGTTTTTTACCTGACCCTTGTTTTGCCCTTGCTCTCAGCAGGGTCTCCAACATTACGCTGGGCTGATCTCCAGCTCCCATTTTATTCATCAGTTGAAAGGCTTTATTATCCAAGGTAGAAGACATTTGTAAATACTCAACCATTGCTTTACCGTCTAGTTTACCTTTAGGTTTTGCTCCTTCTGTTTTACGTAAGTTATTCACCACGTTTAAATACTTATCCGTAGTCTGACCGCGCATAGCTCTGACTACAGAAGAACCAGCCCCCGCAGCACCTACAGATTCTATGTATCCTGCGTTCTTACCTGAGGAAGGGTCTTTAATCTGATATTCATACCTAGCGTTAGGGTTCTTTATATGTGGCCCTTGAGTAAGGTGTGTTAAAGCTCTGTTGACTATAGACTCTGGGACTGTACCTGAAGTTCTAAAACCCGAACCTATGCCTGAAGCCAATCTAGCGGCCTCCTCTCTAGGTATACGCGAGTCTAAGTATTTTAAACCTACTACGCTGTTCTCTAAGAGCGTGTCTTCGGTGTTAGGTAGTTGGCGGTTTATAGATATAGCTGTCAAGTCTGCGTCTTGTCCTACATCACTAGCCCAATCGCTAACTTTCCTGTCTGATATGCCTATAACTCTCCGCTTTGCAACACTCTGCGGGTCAATACTTTCTTTAATAGCAGGTATTATAGAACCTGTAGACTCTTTAGCAAAGTTAATCTTACCCTTTATAGGATTGCGGTAGAACTCAGGAATATGCGTAGGTGTGTTCTGTAATGTTTTGTTTACTAAACTACCTACACTGTTAAACATTCCCTTAGCTCCACGAAACGCAGGCCCCGCAAAAGGGAATGCTCCTAGCAGTCCCAACATACCCATGCCTATATTACCCTGACGAAAGTCCTCTATACCTTCCTTGCCAGAGATAATCTCACCGGACACAGGAAGGAAAGCCGCAGCATCATAGACCCCCTTTGCTGGATCAATGTCAGCCATGTGCTGTCGTTCTTTTGACAAGTCCTGACTGACGGACATAGGTGTTTCGCTTAAATGATTTAAATAGCTTAAGAACGCTTGGCTTCTTGCTTGCTCATTAACAGCCATTACCTACCTCTCCTTTCTTTTTCCATACGCTCGTTGTACTTCTCAGCTCCCCCACCGAACCAGTTGTATACCAACGGGCCAACAAGAGGTATAGAGTTAAGGGTAGACTCTAGTGCTGGGTCTTCCTTAGGTAGTTCAGTACCTAGCTTAAAGGCTGCATCAATGATAGGTGTAGCAGGTACAATCATATTAACTAGCCCACCTTTGACATCCCCTTTAGCAAAGAACTTATCAGAGGTATACTTGTTCAAACCAAACACACCCAACAACGCCCACATAGAACGAGAAGGCAAGTCCTCTGGCTTAACTTCTCTACCTCTCATCATGTCTTTAATTACACCTGTACTGGTGTTAGCCGCTGTCAGATAACCAGCCATAACAGTTGCTTTCTTAACTGCTGTTAGCTTGTTACCTTTGTTCCATTCACCAACAACCTCTCTACGTACAATGTCCCACTGCTTTAACGTAAAGGACTTGAGCATATATAATATCCTACCGTTAGGGCTGTTCAAGTAAGCCTCCGGCATTTCACTTAAAATAATAGGCTGAACATCTGCAAGCTCATTAAAGGCGTAGAACTTAATGTTCTCTGTCATATCTCCAGCCTTGAGGTCAGCAACTAAGCCATCAAATTCATCACCATATATCTTACCGTACTTCTCTCGTAACTTAGCCACACCCTTGTTAGACTTAGCCAGCTGCCTAGCTTTACGTAGAGAAGCGTTCATTAAAGTTTCTTTACCTAGCCTGTCAGTAGCCTTGAACCCTGATAACTTCATCATCTTATTTAAGAATCTTGCTGTTCCTCTAGGGTCTCCGTTTGTTAATTCAATAGCTACTTGTTCAAGACCTATATCTACTAGCTTCATGTTCTTAGCTCCAAACATAGAAGCTATAGTATTCCTAAAACCGTACAGGAAAGCAGAGGTAGCTGGATCAGCAAGCTGAGTAACAGCAGACACAGGGTTTGCTATTGTACCTGTGTATCCTAAGTCTTTAATTGTTTGCATGGCTTGACCTGCGGATTGCTGACCACCTACAAATCTAGCTTTAAGAAGCTCTACTATTTCACCTTCATCTTCAGCCTTAATGTTACCTGCCTTCCTTGCGTTTTCTACATACTGACCTATTGATGTGTCTATATCTAAAAGTCCATCATCACTTTTAGTTGTACTGCCTTTAAAAAACTGAGCTACCTCAATGTCATTAACAGCCCTGCGTATATACATAGACAAGGCTTCTTCAGGTGACGCATAGAAATCTAAGTCTTTATCTTTAAGAGTAATTACTCGTTGCTTAGCATAGCTGGGCTTGCCTGAGCCTGAGTAGTTATAACCACGCATAGCTGTTTCAATAACATGTTCTCTTTCAGAGGGGAAAAGCTCCCTTTTTTTCTTCTTAGTGGCTGCTCTTATTTGCTTGTCTAGGTAGCCTTGATAATCTAACCCAGTATTTTTTCTCCACCCTTCGTAGTCCTTCATTATACGTGGGAAATAATTATCTAGCTCGTCAAAAGATTGACCAGTTTCTTTTAGTTTCTTAGACAGGTCTTTAAGCATAGGCACTACTGTAGTATCAAAGGTTTCAACAAGTGCTGGGTTAAACCTGCCCATAGTTTTTTTAGCTAGACCAAAAGCACCATTGTATAAATGTTTACTTACATCACGGTACGCCCCTTTAGGCAAAGACTGTAGTCCTTTAAGAAAAGGCTCTATCTGTTCTGTCTTAGCATACGTATTGACTGTCATGTTGTATTCAGTGTTACGTAAGCGGCCAAACATACCTTCATCTTTTAATCGCAGACGAGTACCTATTGAACCTAAGTAGCGGTCAAGACCCTTGCTGTACTGTCGTGTAACTGCGCTGTCTTTAGTTACTGCTTGTTGTATAGCTTCACTGGCTGTCTTACCTGACCCATGTAGTCGTAGCTTACGGCCAGTAATTTGTATTGCTTTTTCTACAGCTATTGGATTGAAGCCTGCTTCCTCTAATACTTTAGCAGGTGCGCTTACCGGGCCTTGAGTAGCTACGTGTGCGTCTAATGTTCCTTGAGCTTGGTCTAACATCTTGTTAGCTTTTTTAGCTGCCACCTTACTGGTTACTTTTTGAGCTACCCAACCTACTGCTGGTACAAATACCATACCTGCGGAAGTAGCCATTGCTGTCTGTATAGGATCAACCTCTCCTTTAATAGCTTCTTGGTTAAGAGCGTCTAAACTTCCCATTACCGCACCGCCTCTAACCACCATCTGAGGTATAGTAGCCCCCATAGACAACGCTAAAGAAGGATCAGCAAAAGCTGTGGTTGTTTGTCCTCCTAATCTAGCAAGGCTCTCAGGGTCAGGCTGAAAGAACTGACCAAACTCTTGTTGTATGTCACGCTCTCTTTTAGCGTTAGCGGCTTCTCTTCTCTGATCTGGAGACATATCCATGTAACCTTCAACCTCCCAGTATTCATCAGGAGTTTGTAAGTCTATGTTCCAGTCTTGTCCAGCCATGTAATGTGGTCGGCCGCCTGTTAAATCCCTTGCTGCTTTAAAAGGGAAATAGCGTTCAAGTATAGCACCAACAGAAGCCATAGGAGATAGCGTTTCAGCCATTCCATAACGATACTGCGCCCATGAGTCACTAAGCTGAGAAGGTATAATAGTATCGCCTATCATCCTAGAGCCTGCATCTACATTGTTTTCTTGTAGATAAGGAGAGTTGTCTACATCTTCTTGAGTAATAAGGACACCGCCCAGCATTGCGTCATCATCAGTAGAATACTTACGTACAATGTTTTCACCGTCAAACAAATCGCCCGGAAATATTCCTTGTTCAGTTAGGAAAGGTGAGCCTTGTATTTCTTCAAGAGTTAATGCTCTTCCTTCTTCAGTAGTACGTGCAGCAATAGCTTCTTGTTCTTTTTTCTCTATCGCTTTTTCTTGTACTTTCTGACGTTGTTCTTGTGCTTTTGCTCTGCGATCAACTGTATCTCCAGTAGGAGCTGATGTCTCGTCTTGTGCCTGTACTGCCTCGCGCTGTGCTTGTGCCTCATCTCTACGTGTAACAGTATTGTCTGTAGGCATTAGGCTCTGTAAATACTTAGTTACTTCTGGGTCATTACGAGTAGCTAAGATAGCGTCTCCATAATCTTGCGGCATAAGAATGCCAGCACCTATAGCGTTCTGTACTTTTTCTAAAAGCAGGTTAGCCATGAAGACTCCTTATTGTTTTTTACCTATTATACTTTTACCTGCAAAACTATCACCCGCTGCTGGTGTTGCGCTAGTGCCTTGAGGAGATACTGCTGCCATTCCCATAGCTCTACGCAAAGCCTCTTCCATAGACAAGCCTCGTGTCTTAGCACGGAGTTCTTCAGCCTGTTGAAATAGAATATTTTTTTCATCGCTAGTTCTTTTAGTTAAACCATAACCGGGAATGTCAATACCTGATTCTCTATCAGGGTCTAGTTTTATAAGCAGTGCATCGTATGTGTCGTATTCATTGTTTGTAACACCTGCAATATCAGGACGAGGTTGTTCTCTAAACAATATAGTAATGGCTGGCCCTAAGTCTCCTCCTGATTTTAAATAGGAAACCATATCAGGATTGTTCATCTTTTCAGCACGAGTCATTAGCATCTGCCTAGTGTCTTCTTCTTTCTTCATGTTTTGAAGATTGCTTGCTAACTTAGCTGCACCCGCGTAGTCACCTGTAGCTTGCATTAACATAATTAACTTACGTGCATCTTCAGGATCACTAGGGTCTAACTGACCCATAGCCTGCTGTAGCTGTTGTCCTTTAGATAGTCGTGACTGGCCTGTTAACCCACGCATGCCCTGCTGCATCATCTGAGATGCTTGTGCGCCTAGCTGCATTTGTTGAGCTTCACTGCTGGCGTTAGGGTCTATACCACCACGGTCAATACCTGTCAATAGTCCTGCTAGTGTATTAGCCATCGTCTTACCCTCCTCCATAAATTCTTTCAAACTCAGCCATTCGTTCTTCTTCACTTAAGTCTGCAACATTGCCTGTAAACGCATCTCCTAAACCTACGTCAAATAAACCGCTTGCTCCTCCAAGACCTAAATAATCTCCTGCTCTTTTAAGCCAGCTTGGGGTTTTACTTCCACCTACGCCCAAAGCACCTAACAAGCCCTCATCAGCTTGTGGGTCTCTGCCGGATAGCAAAGCAAGTAACTGTTCTTGAGGAGTAATTCCTTGTCCTAACGCACCTTGTAACATACCCTGCAACTGCTGTTGCTGTAGTCTGTTAGCCATGTCAGCACCGCCCATGTAAGACTCAAGACCTGTCTGACCCATTTGAGTCTGTAGCTCAGTACCTCTAATCTGTCCACGAGCCGCTAGTTCAGCAGCAGGCATACCAGCCTGTAGTAAGTTAAGGGCTTGCTGTTGTGGCATGTATCCAGCACCAAGCAGCGCCTGCATGTTCTGTATATCAGCGCCTCGTAGCTGTGAAGGCATCATTTGAGCTTGCTGACCAAGACCAAAAAGTCCAGACCCTAGACCTAAGCGACCTTGCTGTAAAGCCTGTTGTGACTGTGCTGCACCAATGTCTGCACCCTGCAAAGCCATAAGGTTCTGTAGGTCTTGCTGTCCAAACCCACGGCCTGTCTGCGCCCCCTGCATACCTACGCCTGCAAGTGTAGCACCGCGTCCTATGCCTGCTGTCTCTAGCTCTGAGCCTAGACCCGCTAGTCCTGATGTCATACCAGTAAGAGCCTGTGCAGTCTGGAGTCCTTGCTGCTGCTCTTGCATACCCATCTGACGAGCCTGTAGAGCTGCACCAGCTTGTGCTTCAGCCTGTGCTTTAGCCATAGCCAACTGCTCTGGTGTACCGCCATAGTCTGCTGTCCTTACACCTGAGCGTCCCTGAGCAAGAAGATTCTCTCGCATACGTAGAGCCTGTCGCTCTTCCTCTGGCCGCTGTGTAGCGCGTATAGATTCATAGATGTCAGACTGTCGTTGCTCAGGAGAAGTCAACAGTCCTTGTCCTGCTTGCATAGCTAGGTTGCCGTACTGAGAACGTAGGTCTTGAATGTCCTGTGGCTGTCTAGCTCTTCCAAACTGCTGCTGTGCGCCCATTAGACCTGCTTGAGTTACACCCTCTAGTCCTGTAGGCTGACCAAACTGTCCTAGTTGTTGACCAAACAAACCACCCATAGCACCACGCTGGGCTGCAATAGATGGGTCATAAGCACCTACCTGACCTATCTGCTGCTGGGCTTGACCCATAGCTTGTCTACCTACTTGACCTGTACGTGGGTCATAGCCAGCTCCTAGACTGCCAGCCATTTGACCAGCACCACCTAGTAGTTGATTTTGTAATCGTTGTTGTTGACCACTAAGACCTAAGTTGACATCACCTTGTGCGCCTACTTGTGCGTTGGCTAGATCAGAAGTAACACCAAAGGGTCTAAACTGTGTGCCTTCAAGGGCGCGTTGACCCATGCGTTCAGCAGTCTCCAGACCTGTCACTCCTGTCTGATATGCACCTTCAATGCCTTGCTGACCTGCGTAGTATCCTCCGGCTGTACGTAGCGCATCACCTAAGTTACCGCTAAGTAAACCTGTGAGACCTAAGCCTCCGTATACCCTGTCGTCTACACTACTACCACCGGAATACGGGTTGCCGCCTGTGGGTAGTATAGGGTTTTGGTTTCCCATAGGCCCAGCAAAGGACACATATTCCGTACCGTAACCAGCAGGCATATTAGGATCCCACTGACCTGCGACATTAAAACCACCTCGGCTTGTATCTGGATTTGCTACGTCGTTGACTATAGTGGGCTGATCATATCTAACTTCTAGTTCTAGTGGAGCAACAAGTTCTTTTATTTCCCGTTGTTCTCTCTCAGTCATTACTGTCATTAGTAAGTACCTCCGGTAATAGTATCAGCCGTGAGTGTACCCGTTACAGTAACTGTGGCTGCTGTGACAGTACCTGTAAATGTAGGAGAAGCAGAGTCAGCTTTGCTGTTTACCGCAGTAGCAATGTTGTCATACTCTGTGTTAATTTCTGTACCACGTACAATCTTATTGGCGTTACCAGAGGGTAAAGAATCCTTAGCCGCAAAGTTAGTGGTCTTTGTATAGTTGGACATTTAGATAAGTCTCCCTAGTAAAGCGTGTATATCAATTTTTTGAATAGAAAAAGGTACGTCATTAATCTGTGCTTCAATACCAATAGTAACTACTGACCCGCTACCACCTGTGTTTACAGAAGGCGTGTTAAGTAGAGCATCTACACTTCCTGAGTATTCACCTATTGCGTACTCTGCAACACCGTACTCAGCAATAGTATTGCCTGCGGAAAATGTAAAGGCTTGTTTATTATAACTGCTTGTGTAGTCATAACCCCAGTTTAGCGTGATGTCAGTACCGTGTGCGCCTACAATAGTCAAGTTAAACTTCTTTAAGAACTTAAGGTTAGACGCGCTACCAAAGTCTGTAGGATTACTAAAGTAACGTAGCTGATACGTAGCTGTGCCGTCTTTATACCCTGCATACTTAACAAGACCAGTAGACTTGCCTATGTATATAGTACCATCTTCTAGCTTACCCAAAGACACTGGGTCTATCTCTGACCATGTAGTAACCCTGTGCGCCCCTGATTGGTCTATAGGGCCACGCATGTCAAAGCAGTACACAGTGTTGCTAGAGGGTAGAGAAAGCAGGTAGAAGGCTTCTGATGCGCTGTACAGGGACTTAATGGGTAACGTCTGTACATCTACTAAAGCCATCAGGTCATTACGGACATTCTTACTGATGTCACGCATAGGCAGAGACTTCTCTTGTATTACTCTACCAAAGCTACGTAGACCTGAGTCTGACAGGAATAATACATCAGTACCTGTACGCTGCACAGAGTCACGCGCTATGCAACCTACGCCATCAATAGTATCCACAAGAGCCATTGAGTCTGGAGAGGTAGCTCCTGAATAAACAACAATAGACTTTTTACCAAAGATAATTAAGAAGTCATTGTGAGCAGTTAAAGCTACAATCTCATCATAGCCTGAAGGCCATACTTTAGTTAAATCTAAACTACCTGTACCTGTGCCTGTCCAATGTGCAGTGTTTGGCGTAAGACCACTCCAGTAAATTGTGCTTTTGTCTCCTACTATATCTGCTACCCATAAGCGACCAAAGGCTGCTAAGATTTCATTACCTTGTGGCATAGTGCCTGTAGTATGTGGATGAGTTGATATAGTTTCTAATACAAAAGAACCAGTATGGTCTGATCCAATCAAAGGTTCATGTCCGCTTTGAACCATGTGCATGTGGTTGTCAATAGCTACACACTTCCAGTTGTTAGCCGTAGGTGTATAACTACCGGGGGTTATATCTACTAATGTAGTAGTCCCTAAAAATATTTTATCATTACCAGCAGAGATTACACGTTTGTCACCACCAGCATCTACAAACTCAAAGATAGTTTCTATCCCACGGCTGCTGCCTAACACAGAAGAACCATTAGTAGTAACTTCTTCCCAACCCTTACGTGCGCCTATACGTCCCAGCTTATCAATGACACAGTTGTCAGCAATAGCAGCAAAGGATGGGTCTACACTAATAGGCGAATCCTGTGTGTTAAGCCCAGCAAAGCCCGGACTTGCTATAGTAATGTTCTGTAGTTGTTGAGCCATTATGAGTACCAGATAGTTTCTTCAGGATGTAATGCAGCATCCATAGCAATGGCATCAGCCAATGTACTATCAGCTATTGCGAACAGTTCTGCTGCGCTTGCGCCTCCGGTTTCTCCTCTCTCTCGTGCTGCCATTGCGGTAGCCAGTTGAATCACAGGTGTTGACGGTACAGTTAATACATCTGTATCTGCTGTAAAGTCTTTAGTACGTAACACTACGTTAAAACGTAACGTGTACTCAGCATCAGGTATAGGATATAAGTCAACACCGTTAATACCGTTAAAGCTGTAGAACTGAGTAGTGCCTTTAGGTACACTAGGAAAGTCTAAGAATGCCTCATCAAACCATCGTGATGTCTGATACCGTAGGAAACAGTTTTGACTATCATTAGTAACGTCTAGTATTTTAATAGTGTTGTCAGCGTCTGTCAGTACATAGTTAAAGACATTAGCCTGTGTATCTACTGTTAGTGTATTACGCAACCCTGTCCAGTCCCAAGCATTCTGTACGTCACGTTTAGCGTCATTAACATACTCGCCTATTAGCTTAGAGTAGTTGTTTTCGCTTACGGTAGATACTTCGTTCTCGCGCAGTCTGACTAAAACTTTATTAACGAGTTGTAGGTATGTCATTATATAGACCTTCTTTGTTGTGCAAAATCAGACTCAAAAGGTGACGTAAGTAAATCTTCAATGCTTGTTTGTTGTGGTTGTATTAGTGGGCCAAAGTCTGTAAGTTCTATTTTGTTTTTAAACTTAAACAATTCGTTGTCAAACAACCTATCTGTTGTGCGTGAGCCTGATGGTATAGGTAAATTAAAACCGCCACCTAAACCTCCTGTAGGTAAGTCAATACTAGGTAAGTCAATACTAGGTAAATCAATATTTGGTAACGCGTTTCTAACGGCTGTGTCTAAACCAGATAGAGCATCGCCTACAGGCCGTATAACAGCGTCATCTACGTTTTTAGCTACTTCTCGTACAGGTTGTATAATAGCATCATCGACAGCACTGCCTCCCGCTCTCACAACGTCTTCGACAGCACTGCCTGTTGTTTCAGCTACTTCTTTAATTGGTTGTAAAACCTGATTATCTAAGTTACGACCAAATTCTTTTATTCTCTCTGAAACCCCTAGCTTACCTAAAGCGTTTTCTACAAAATCAGAAAGAGCTGTACCAGCTTCCCCAAGAGGACGTACGAGATTCCTAACAACATCTTCAACAACCCCTAAGTCTATGTTAGTTTCGGGCAAATCAATAGAGCCTAACGTGCCGCCCTCTCTGATGTATTTACCTAAGCCCTGCGCCAGTGCCTCATCTAACTCCGCACCACCAGCTACAGCAGATACAACTTGACCTAAACCTTCTTGAAAATCATCATATTGTATTCCTGCGCCTTCAATGGTTGCTTGGTCTAACCCTACTGCGTCTAAACCTCTGTTAATCAGCGGTTGACCTACAAGAGCTAGAGCAGCTCCTTCGACATCACCAGCGGCTGCTACATTTAGGGCAGTCTGTGTTTGAGCATAAGTAGTGCCAAACAGACCTGTGCCTGCGTTAGGGACTGGCGGCCCTGCTTGTCCTGAAGGAAGGCTTGTTGTGCTAGGGGCTTTAATAGCACCAACGGTTTCAAGTCCCGCCATTAAACCTGAAGCTATTTCTACAGGAGAAAGTTTTACACCCGCTGCTGCTTTAGCGCCTGTTAGAGCTAGTGTGCCTCCGGGAATAAAATTAGCAGCTACTCCAATAATAGGATCAGAAAGTAAAGAAGTAATTAAATTTTCATCTTTTTGAAAAACAGTAGAATATGTTCCTACAGGGCCGGAGGATATAAGATCACCCCCTACAAACTGATCTCTTCCAAA